TAGGCTACAACTACCGCATGTCCGACCTACAGGCTGCTGTTCTCTTAGGGCAGACGGAGCGAATGGAGGAACTGCTATCAGTACGATTGGAGGCGGCGCGGCTCTACTCAATGGCTATTGAGGGGTGTGATTGGCTCACACCGCAGTATGTCCCCGAGGGATACACGCACACCTATTGGTGCTATCCCCTGCTTTTGAGCGAGGACGCGCCGTGTTCGTGGTACGAGTTTCGACGGAGGTTCATCCAATTAGGCGGTGACCCGTTCTACGCCGCATGGAGACTGACGTATCAAGAACCTGCGTTCGGTCAGTACAAGGCTCACTGTCCTGTGGCTGAGAGTATACAACCGAGGCTGATCCTGCTGAAGACGAACTACTACGACGAAGATCCTCTGAAGCAGGCTGAGGCGCTGAGAGCGACGTGGAGGAGTTGGTAGGGTGGAGGAGATCCGCTGTGTGAACTGCGGCAAACTGCTCCTATTGATTCGAGAGAAACCGCCGCCTACTGAGATTGAAGTGAAGTGCCCAAGGTGTAAGACGATAAATCAGATTTCTACGTGAGGCTCACGAAGCCCCTGACCGCAAAGGTTGGGGGCTTCTATTTTTTTGAGGTGAACCCATGAACGACCTACAGATTGCCAAGAAGATTCAGGGATGGTGGCTCGACGCGAAAGCGGACTGCCGCACCTTTATCGAACGATGGGTACAAATCGAGGACCGCGACGTGTCGGGTTTGGCGATACCGTTCAAGTTGTGGGAGAAGCAGATTGAAGCATTAAACGCATTCATCGGCGACCGTCTCATTGTCGTTTTGAAGGCAAGGCAGTTGGGTTTGACCTGGCTCGCTTTGTCATACGCCGTGTGGAAGATGATATTCACACCCGGCTTCTCTGTTGTCGCTTTGTCGCAGAAAGAGACGCCGGACGCGAAGGAGTTAGTGCGGCGTGTCGTGTTCATCCTCCGTCATTTGCCGAAGTGGATTACTATCGAAAAATCCCAAGCACCCCCCCTATATCCGCGCCCGACGTGGGAAGCCACGACCCTCACCGTGACTATATCTCACGCGGGCGCGGAACCCTCTACCTTCCTGGCGATGGCGTCCGCTCCGGGAGCGGGACGTTCGTTTACCGCGTCCCTTGTGATACTTGACGAGTGGGCGTTCCAAGAGTACGCGAAGGAGATCTACTCTGCGGCGTACCCGACAATCAACCGTCCGACAGGTGGTCAGGTCATTGGTCTTTCAACGGCCAAGAGGGGAACGCTGTTCGAGGAGATATGTTTGAAAGCAAGGGCCGGTTTGAACAACTTCATCCTCGTCTTCTTGCCGTGGTTTGCCGATCCCCGACGGACGAAAGAATGGTACGAGAAGACGAAGCAGGACTTGCCCAACACGTACAGGGCCGAATACCCGTGTGTCGCCGCTGGAACTCTCGTGTCAACGGACAAAGGCATAATCCCCATCGAAGATGCTGCTGACGCGACGAGAACAGAGACTGGTGCAGCAAAAGCACTCCTCGACAAGGGAGAACGTCCGACAATAAGGATTTCGACTGATACTGGCAGGCAGTTGATTGTCACGCCGGACCACCGAGTAAAGACCCCTGCGGGTTTTGTGCCAGCCAATCTGCTCAAAGTCGGTGACGCGCTATGTCTTAGCCAGCCCATTCTTGCTGAGCATGCCTACTCACTTGTCTGGAACAACATTCCTGCCTATACCTGTTCAACCCAGATCGGACTGGACATGGCTCGGTTTCTCGGCTACTACATGGGCGATGGCTCATACAGGCGCGACGCCAAGGGCAGTACCACCGTTGATTTTGCATGCTGTGCTCTTGATGAAGATGTCGCTAATGAGATTTCTGGATTATGCGTCTCATTGGTTGGACATGAGCCAACACGTAGACTGACGGGAAGTAAGAAGGGGTGTATTAACCTCCGCTCAAACGACAAAGAGTGGTTTCCCCTACTATACAGACTGGGCGCACTCAGGAGGGCGGGAGCAAAAGGAGATCCTGAAAGATGGATGCGCAAGGTGTGCGTCCCCCCAGCGATTCTGCGCAGCCCACACGAGGTTGTCAGGGAATTCCTGTCTGCCCTCTTTGAATCGGATGGATGCGCCTACAAATACCAAAGCGCCGTAACACTGTTTTCGAAGTATGAGAACTTCCTGCGCGACGTTCAAACATTGCTGCTGGCCTTTGGCATTGAGTCATCGATCAGATGCGCAGACAAGATTCATCCCGACGGGCACAAGTACACTGGGCGCGTCTTGTGGCTATCTGCTCCTGATAGTGTCAAGTTCTGCGAAGAGATTGGTTTTCGCTCAGCAAGGAAACGGGGCATCGCAGAACATTTACTGAGCAGGAGAAGGCGTTCTCGCAGACGTCCCGTGGGTATTGACTATGTGGCAGCCATTGAGGATGCTGGCATTCACAGGGTATACGACTTAACAATCGACGGCCCCCTCCATGCCTTCGGGGCAAATGGAATCCTAGTTCACAACTGTACCTTCGAAGAGGCGTGGTCCGTTGGTGAGGGCGCGTTCTTCGAGGAGTGGAACGAGGACGTTCATGTGCTCAAGAATTGGCGACCGCCGAAGGAGTGGAAGAGAGTACGGGCATACGACCCCGGATTCTCGTCTTACGCATGTATGAAGTGGTATGCGTTGTCGCCCGACGGGTGGGCTGTGTGCTACCGGGAATACTACCCGCACCGCGTTACCGATAAGGAGCAGGCCGCGGAGATAAAGAGGTTATCCAAGCATGACGATGGGACGCCTGAAGAAATCGAATACACAGTGGCCGATACAGATGCCTGGACTCCTTCTAGAGACTCTGGGCAGTCTACTGCGGAAGTCTTCGCCCTTGAGGGAATCCCCCTGCGACAAGCCACAAAAGACCTCGAAAACGGTTGGCGACGACTCCACGAGTGGCTGAAGCCGTACAAGGGGCCGGACGAGGGTATGATGGCTCATTTGAGATTCACGAAGGACTGTCTGAACACCATACGGACGTATCCCGCATGCGAGCAGAGTAAGACCAATCCCGAGGACATATCGAAAGACTCTGAGCACCACTGCCAGGACGTTGACCGCTACTTCACGATGAGCCGCCCCCGCCCATTCGAGGAGCGAGTTCTTAAATTCCCCGACAGCATGACAGAGGAACAGAAGAAACAGGCCATCAAGAACATGGAGTTCGAGCAGTGGTATCAGAAGATGAAGGAGCGGAGGTGATGGGATGGACCTCCTGAAGCCGTTCAAGTATTTGACCCGAAGGGTGGTGGGCGCTATCAAAGATAAGGTGGATGAGATCCAGAAGTCCGAGGAGGATAAGAGACTCCTTGAAAAGTGGCAGAAACAATACGAGGTTGACAAGTCCGAGAAAGATCCATGGAACGAGTACATGGATGAGTGGGAGGCGTTCTACCACGGCAACAGGGAGTTTGGAAACATCAAACGCGACGACGGCAAGGAACCCCGGACGATCGTCAACTTCCCACGGCTCTTCCTCGAAGCGCAGATAGACGCGAACGTTCCGGAACCGTTGTTCAAGCCCGTCGCCCCCGACGATGAAGAAGCTGTTAAGTCCATCCAGGCGCAGGTGGAGTACGCCGTCAGAGCGGCGGAACCGTCTATAGAGGAATTGAATCTCGAAGACGAACGCACGGTGAGGAAGTTCGGGAAATCCTTCTTCAAGGTGCATTGGAACAACCAGGTCAAGAGAGCGGGTTACGTCGGGGACGTGGAAATATCCAATCCTCACCCGAAGGACATCATTCCAAACGCAGGTTGCAAACGGCTCGATGAGATGGAGCATTATCATCATCCGGTGAACAAGACGGAGAACTACGTCCTCCGAAGGTGGCCGCACATCACAAAAGAGCAATTGGAGAAGGAAGCGGCATACGACGATCAGTACGACGTGATGTCCGACACTCAGGAAATCACCATAGAGGCCCCGCAGATTTCCGAACAGGAATCGGGTTGGCGGAGGTACACCATAATCGAGACGACCTACAAAGATAAGGACGGCGACATAGGCAAACTGTGGTGGTCGGGGGATCTCTTACTAGAGCATCTGCCCAAGTTCTTCTACCGCAGAGATCCCGAAACCGGGGAGATCGTCACGAAGGAAGTCATTGACTACCAGAGGGACATGCAGGGCAATCCCGTTCTCGATGAAGCGGGCAACCCCATCCCGATAGAAGCAGACTATTACGTTCCCAAACGATTCGATTTAGTTGACCGCGCGTATATCCCGAGGGACAAGTGTTTTTGGGCTATTTCCGCAATAGAGGACCTGATAGATCCCCAGGAATCGCTGAAGAAAGTCCTGTACATTGAGGAAGAAAAACTGCTCAAGGGCACCACGAAGATTCTGACGAACGACCCCAGCCTGTCTGCGCAACTACAGAACCCGTTGAGCGAGATCATCTACTCACCCAATCTGAACGCCGTGCAGTCTGTCAAAATGGACGATGGCGGGGATCGCGGTCTTCAGTGGATGGACAAGATGAAGGAGTACATGCAACTTCTCACCCGGCAGACGAACGCCGCATTGGGTCAGGAGACTCCCGAGGTAACGAGTGGTAAGCAGGCGGAGTACTACATCAACCAGGCAATGCAGGTAGTGGATCTCGCAGTTGCATACAAGATTTCCACCTACAAGAGACTCTATCGCATCATTGCCGATTTCTATATGGCGTTTGGAGACTACGACCGTCCCTGGAGACTCGCCGGGGAAGGCGGTCAGGATGTCTTCGGCACGTTCAACCGATTGGCGCTTCTCCGAGACATGAACGGCAACTTTGTCTATCCCGACTTCGATATTGAGATAGGCGCTGAAGCGGGATTCCTGAAATCAAGGATGCAGATACTCCAACTCATTTTAGCGTTGGCGAGAGACAACCGTTTCGTGCCGACTCCCGATAACCTCATGATTCTCCAGATACTCGACAAGGTAGGCGTTCCCCACCTGAAGGACGCGATCAAGAACATGGAAGCCATGCTCTTGCAGCAGCAAGTGGTAGCAGAGCAGCAGATGCAGGCAGAGCAAGAGATGGCGAATCAACAGGCTGCGGTAGAGCAGCAGAAGACCACATTCGAGCAAGAACAGGCGCAGGCGAACACCGCTATTAACGCGATGAAGGCGCTGGGGGGTGGTGGGGGTGATAAGAAAAACCGCTAAGGGCTACGTGGTTCTTAGCGAGAGCGGGAAGAGACTTGGTGGACCGTACCCGACAAGGAGGATGGCCGAACGCAGG